TTAACAATCTCACGCATGGAGTTGTTAACTGCACTAGGACTCATCCCTTCTGCCAACGAACTACTATTAACAGATGTGTTATTAGCAGCGGTTGTACTATATTCTTTGATTGCCATTTATTCTCCTTTTAAGTTATTTATTATATCCAATAATTTTTTTGAGATAATTTCTCTAGTAATCGAGAGATCATCTTTCATAAACTTTTTTAAAGCACCGACATCATTTTGAAGGCCTTTACTTAAAATATTTTCTACCAATCCTATTTTACCATACTTAGCCTCTATTTCATTAGCCACAATCAACAGTAATTCAGAATTAGGAGATATTGTTATTTTTCTTAAATCTTTATTTATTTCCTCTAAATAGGTTTGTGTTTCTACTTTTGCTCTATAGATATCTCCTTCTTTATCTATAAAACTTTCTAGCAACTCTGGAACAGAAACACCATATTTTTTAGCATATTTTTCTGCATAAGTTTCAAAGTCTTGAGCATTAAGGTTTTTCTCAGTTTGTTTTAAAGTTCTTTGAACCTTTGATATTTCCTCTAAGACTTCATAAACATCGTTTAGATATTTGTTCTGTCTTGTTTTGCCAACAAAACTTCCAATAATAGGATATCGACTCATATCTATATCCTCAGTATCATCAAAGAAGAACTTATCAGAAACTAATAAAGAGAAATCAGCAGCAATATTAAGATAACCTCTATAAAGAGCTTCTACTTTTGCTGGTGATAGATTTAATTTTTTTGCTACTTTCTCAATAGTTTTAGAAGTTCTCCCTACTCCTTGTAATCCAGCTTCAATTCCTTCTTCACCAGGATATATTATCTTTCTACCTGTAAAGAAATTTTTATTAGCAACAAAGACTTCCATTAAAGGTTTACCTAAAGCTGGTATGAAATCCATTCCATAATTTGTTGTTACGATTCTGTATAATGTTTCCATTGTCTTTTCATCAGAATCTCCCATTGCTTTTAAACCAAATCTCTCAGAAAGAGACGCAATAAAACCAATATCAAAAGCCTTTGGTATTCTAAAATGTCTATACATAGGTGCGGTTTGACCACTTTGATAATTATATCCTAATGCTTCTTGTATAGAATTATGAGGTAATCTTTGATTCTGTGCTACAAATTTAAAAAACTCGTCAGTAGGTACAAAGAAATGCCAGTGAGCGTCTCTATCCCAATCCTCTAATCTTCGATACATAGGGTTTTCTATATTGACAAAAGCAAGAGCTGTACTAGCTCCAGCTAACATGGCTGTTCTTCCACGAATTTTAGATCGATTAGGATCTTTAAAATATCCACGATAAGCCCTCTCCATACTCAATAAAGCGGCTCTAAAGAAGGGAATAGATCGAGTCATAAACTCAACAGTCTTTCCTATTTTTGTTGAGTACGCACCTCTTTGAGAAAAGTCTACAGAAATATTTTTTCCTCTATAAATAGCTTCGCTTTCAGGTACTCCTTTTTTCTTTGCCCTTAGATATTCTCCCATTCTGTTAGCATTTTCCATTGCACTAGCTAAATATCCAAAAGCATCGGCTATTTTAATAGGAGAAGTCAAAACAGTGTTCATGTTAATTTTTTTCTTACCATAAAAATTAGATAGCTTAGTCCTATAAACACTTTCGTTTGTAAAGAAACCTCCTTGAGTTCCTCCATTTAACATAAATTCTTGAAAATTTTTGTCTTGAAATAAAGCAGATTTAAATCCTTTTAAGGTATCTAATATTAATCCTTTGCCAGATTGAGAAAAGACAGTGCTTTGAACAGCATCTTTAATACCAGCTTTGATAAAAAACTTAGGGAAAAGAGTGACTGTTGTTTGTGCTAGTTTTTTAGTAAATTCAAAAGGAGCAAGAACACTACTTAAACTTTTCCCTTGTACTCCCATATTTTCAATAGCAGTAAACAATAACTTATCAGCTACTTCATAATATTGAGTTTTGCCATTTCTTATAATGGGCATAAAATTACCAGCAAATTTTGGAGCATTATTTGCAGTCAGCACTTTTGTAAACGTGCCCATATCTTCAAAGGCCCAGTCAAGGAAATCTTTAAATTCTGTAAAGTTAGGTAAAGTTTGTATTTCTGGGAAACCTTCAAACAAATTTTCATACAGTTGTTTTTTTAAAGACTCAGTAAGAGCCAAGTCCATATTAAATCCTTTGGGGGTTCTTAAAGGATTAAGGAATCGACCACTACCCATTGCTTTATTTTTAATAACAGATTCTAAGATATTGATCCTACCTCTATTAATAATAGAGTGAGAAATTAGCATCTGAGAGTTATTTATTATGTTATCTATAATAGGTTTTAAATTTTCTGTTCCTCCTGTTAGAGCTCTAACTCCTTTAAAAGAAGTAACATCAGCATAGTTAACTCTAGTTGCCATCTTGCTAGAGGTATTGACTCTATTAAAAGGAACGTACCAAACTCTGTTCCATTTTTTTCTTTGTTCTGGAGTTATGATTTCTCCATACTTTTCAGCAAAATCTAAAATAGCATTGTTCCATTTTAAATAATCTTCAAATGCTTTTTTATATTCGGGTGTTTCTAGTTTTAAACCTGCTTGAATTTCTATGTCGTCAAATAGTTTTTCTCTATTTTGTCTTTTTAGTTCACTAGCTGACTTTGCAACTATATAAGATATCCAATCTTCTACGTTATCTACCTCTCTAATAATCTTTTCAAAAGGTTTTACGCTTCGATCAAACTTAAAAGCCATAAGTCCGTCTTTGTCTTTATAGGCAACAGGAGGAGCATACTTTCTGGCAGCAGCAGCTGTAGAAGAACCATCTCTATAATTCGAGATATTTTTATACAAAGGTGTGTCAGTAACACCAAGATTTTCTTCCATTAATTTGATACCATAAAGATTATCAATGGTATCAGCTTTTAAATTTTCTATAAAACTATTGGCTTTATCATTAATATTTTTAACTTTTTGATATCCAATTTTGCTTCTAAATCTTGTTAAAGCGTCTTGTTTCCAATAACCAGAAAATTCTTTTTGTGCATTAAGGACAGCTTTTTTTATAGGCTTTTCTTTGCCTTTTATTTTAATTTTAATACCATCATCACGAATAGCTTTATCAAAAAACTTATAAAAATTTGGAGCTAATTCTTTTGCTTTAGCTGGATCACCTAAATATAATCTAACAAATTCTGCAAATCCTTCTTGAACAACATTGACATCGTAAGATATATCTTTTAGTTCCTTATTAATAATAGGATCGTTTTTATACTTGTCGCTAAACTTAGCAATTCTTCCATCTAGAAAGTGTCCTATTTCGTGAGCAGCTACATCTATGTCATTTACTTTTTTTAATCTAATAGTTTCAAATCCTGGTAAATAAGTTCCTTCAGCTTTTCTTTTACCCATTCCTGTTTGAAGGATTCTGATATCTAAATCTTTGATAAAATTAGAAAGTATCTCTGGTCTAGTTTTTAATTTTTTAGGAGCGTCTTTCTGTGCTTTTAATAAACCAGTCAAAGGTTGTTGGTGTTTAGGGCCAGGATTCCATTTAGCTTTATAGTTAAAGTTAGCGGCAAATTGAATAGCTCCTTCCACATAGTCAGGCATACCTACTCTTTTTTTATAGGCTTCCGAATAACCAAAAGGCTCATCTTTTTGTTTTTTTCTTAAATTGTTAAGAACTGTTTTCCCAGATTCGATATTCTTTTGTTCTTTTATGTTTATTTCTTCTAAAATTTCTTTTTTAATAGTTTCTTTATCTTTATTCTGTTTTAAAGCTAATTCTGAAGCAATCGCATCAGCTGTCTTTTCTTTAATATCTTTAATAGCTGGATCTACTTTTTCTTTAACAATGTCCTCTGGTTTTTGTTTTGTTTTTTGTTGTTTAACTTGATCGAATAAAACTTGTTTCTGTGTAGGTCTGGGAGCACGACTCATAAAGTCTGTCATCAATAAATATGACGACTCGATAAAAGTATTTTTTACTTCTTCTGGTTTTATACTACGAGATCCAAATAATTTTTCTTCTAAATCTTGTAATTGTTCTTCTCCTAAATCTTTGGCTTTCTGTTGTAAAACATCTCCTACAGCAGTAATAGCAACGTGAGGAAGGAACATTGTAGCTCTACCAACAAAATCTCCTATCTCTGAGGAAGTAACTAATGCTTTTTTAACTATGTAATTCCCAAGATTCCCTAAAAAGTCTTTAGTTGAAGTGGATTGTTGTTTTAGTTTTGGTAAGTCAATAATTTCCCTACCTGTTTTGTCTGTCAGTAAAGGTACTTTTGTTGTGGGCATATCCACAGTATTAAAACCAAAGAACTCTTTTTCTTCTTCTGTTCCTGGTAAATATTTAGATTCATCAACTCCTAAGTCTTTCCAATAATCAATAAAATCTTTTTTTACAGTTTCAGCACCTTGTAATAATTCGTTTTCCTTTACTCCAAAAATTTCAAATTGACCTGGTTCAAATTTTTTTAAAAAAGAGAGATCTGCTAGTTGTGTTGTTTGGGTAGTTTGATTGGCTGCTGGTATGTCTGGTTGTAAACTTACATCTGGGATAGTTTCTTGGGTAATATCTTTTAAAAAAGATAAGTTTACTTTTTGATTATCTATACCTTTTAAAAAGGAAAGATCTGGCTGTTCATTTTTAGCCATCTGGTCACATTGTACCTAATACTTTTGCTTGTTGATCTGGAGTCAAAGTTCTAAAAAAATCAATAGCAGCGTCTTGTCCTTGAGACAGAGTTATTTGACTTATCTGAGAAACAAGATCTATTGTTTCAGCATCTGCTGTTTGTTCTTCTCCTCCAACAGTTTCTTCTTTAATAATTTCTTTTTCAGCTTCTTCTTGCAAAACCTCTTTGTCTCCAGTTTCTTTTTTATCAGAAGAAAAAAGACCAGAAATCATTTTGTCAAAAAAACTAGGTTCTTGAGTTGTTTCTTTTTGTGTAGAATCCATAAAGGCTTGAGCAAAAATACCCATACCATCTCCTTTTTTCCATCTATTATAGGCATCTTTTTCTATATCAGATAAACTGTCCATTCCTTTTTCTTGTGCTTTTTTAATAACAGAAAGGGTAAAGTCAGAAAGAGTATCTTTTGTTGGTTGATCTCTTAGTTTGTCTGTTAGAACATCAAGACGTAATTGTTGCTGTTTTGTTCTTTGGTCTTGTGGAATCAAAGATAGTTGTTCATATTCTTTTAATTGTTTGTCAAATTCAGAATCATCATCGCCTAAAGCAGAATATAACTCTAGACCTTGTAAGGCTCTTGAAAGATCAGATGCTTTTTGTTCTTGGACTCCACCAGCAGCACCCATGAGTCCAGCACCAATAGCTTGACCGAATGTTGTTGGTGTTGTTGTATATCCTGTATAAGGTTGGAGTTGTTTCATTGCTCCTAATAAACCAGCTTGTAATGGTGTTTGTGTGGGAGCAAGTAAACCTTGAATATTACCAGCACCACCTAATCTACCTAAAGATTCTTGTAACAGTGCACTTCTAATTGCATCTACACTCATTGTAGCCATTATAACGCTCCTAATAATCCGCCACCAATAGCACCAGCCATTGGGCCTAAACCTGGTATTAAACTACCTAAGTAACCACCACCCATTGCACCACTTAATAAGTTAGCACCTAAGTTTCTGTAAATAGGTTGTTGTGATACTGTTTGTTGAGATGTAGGAGCACCAATCGATGCTAAGTATTCTCTTAGTTTAGTGTATGGTTTTTGTTGTTCAAATTGGAATCTTTGCATTGCATCAGCTAGTTTAGCTTCTTCTAATGCTTCACGTTGTTGACCGACTTGTGCTAGTTGACCAATATCTGCATAATCTAATGCAGCTAACTGAGGTGCTAGTTGAGCAGCTTGTAATTGTCTTTGTCTTTCTTGTTCATAAGCACCGCCATAAATTTGTGATGCAATATCGCCCATTCTTCGACCAGCAGTCTCTGCCATTGCAGCAGATCCATAACGACCACCTTTAGCAAACATCGAACCTAATTGACTTTGGACATCACCTGCGGCTCTTTGAAATGTTTGTTGTAGATAGGGATTAGTAGCTGGATTTAAGTATTGACCAGATAAAATATTTTGAATCTCTTTTTGGGATGAACCAAGTAATGGACTACCCGCTAATGCTCTTTGTTCTTGTAATCGTAATGCAGCTTCTGTTTGACCAGAAAAAGGGGTATAAGTAGCCTGTGGAAAGTATTGAGGTACATCTGATTGATATAACTGTTGTGCTTGTCCTAATGCTTCTTCGTAATATGGTTTAACAAACTCCGAAGGTTCGGCTGTTACTGTCGTTGCTTGTTGTGTTGGTTGTGATCCTTTACTCATTTTAGTTCCTTTACAAAATATACTGCTTGAGGTTCATAATCTCTCAAAACTTTTGTCCATCCTTTCCTTCCAACAATCTCTAATCGTTGGCAGTTGTTTCTTTTGGCCCAATCTTCGACTTTACTTGTCACTAGGTCTAGCCATGATTCCATATTAGAGCCACCAGCTAAAACCCAACGCAATACCCTCAGTTGAGGATAATCGCAAACCTCAGTAACAAAAGATGCTTCTATCCCGTCATTCCAACTAATCCATAGTTGCATCCTATTTTGCTTTATATACTCAAGTATATCATAACTAGAGTATGATCCGTCTAAGGCTTTTTCTATTTGAGGTTTAACTTGTGACCAAATAAACTCTAAATCTTCTACAGGTACTTGTGTTATTACCCTACCCAATGATGACATATCTGTATAATACGTTCTTGGTGTGGTTTCGATGACCAACATCAAACTCACCACTTCTTGTAGCGGCTAACCACATGTGAGGTATTTCTCCAGCAGCATCAACTGTCATTGGTACAAATAAAACAACACTATTACCACCACAACGGGCATCAATAACAGTCTTTAAAGTTTTAGTTCCGTCAGTATCAAATGATCCTGTGCTATTTAATTTACCATCAATCGTGTTATTTAAAGCACTAGAGATTAATCGTAAATGTTGTCCATGATCGGGTATCGAGAGGGGTACATTAAGAAACTGATTATCAGCCATTATCTTTTACCTTCAGGCATTGCTTCAATATCCACACCACTGAGTGTATCAAAGTTTCCATTAACTGTCACTCTCAGTCGATGATAACGACTGTTTGTTCTTAAAGGACAATCTCCACTATCTCTAACTGTCACCGCAGTTCCTTCTGTAGAAGCATCAATTTGAGATGCTCGACTAAAGGGTGTTACTGTAACTGTAGTGCTTTCACCATTAGCATCGACAATAGGTCGTGCATTAATAATAGTAGAACGTCTGCCTTGTACACCTTCAAACTCTGTTGTATCAACAGTCGCAGATAAACTACCACCTAAGAATTTACCAAACTTATTGTTGCTATCAAATCCCGCTAGACCAATAACTCCTTCACCATAGAAGTAAGAATCTAGTGATCTAGGTAATCCATCTAAATCACCTAACACATCTAAAGATTCTAAAGTGTTAAAGGCTTCTTGAGAAGCAGAACTAATAAACTGTAAGTCTTGTCCAGATCCTGTTGACCATTTATCGACAGCATAATTATAAATAAGAAACTTGTTGTTGATTGTACCACCACCTGTCGCACCACTACCACGATAAGACCAAATAACAATCGAGTTGTTAGGATCGACAGCAGAAGTAATACCTTCGAAGTTAGAAGTAATATCATCAAAGAAAAATTCATTAACACGACCAGCACCAATAGGTGTTAATTGTTGTCCACCTGTTAGTTTATAAAAACCATCTTGGGCTAGGAAGAATATTGTATTACCAAAAGAAGCAATCGCTTTAGGAGCAAATGCACCAATGTTATCTGCAATCTTATTGAAAGTGAAGATTAAAGGAGTACCTACGTATTCAACACGATAGATAGCTCTTTCCATAAAGACGACACCTGAACTTTCACCACCGACAATTCCTTGTACAGAACCATGAGTACCCACAATGTCTTGATAACCTGATTGAGTTGTTTGACTTGGTGTCCAGTCAGTCGCATCGTTTAAGGCTGACCATTTAACTCGTTGATTATAAACAGTAGAACTTTCTTCTGTATAACCAGCAAAAACAAAATCTCTAATCACTGCTAAGTATTTAGCCTTAACAGCAACTAAATCAGCAAAAGCAGTATCTACTCCTTCATCAAACTTTTGTAAGTTGTCAGCAAAGTTAGCAGCAATAATTTTGTTGCCAAATTGAGTAAATGTCCAAAAGTCTTTTGAACCTTCTGTTGTAGAGTTGTTATATCCACCAACAATAGACTTATCTTGAAAGTCGCCATTGTTATCCATTTGGTATAACTTTGTCGTATCACCTGCATAGTTAGTTGATCCACTCGCACCAAAAGAAGTAAATAAACCTAAAGGCTGAGAAGTTAGAGCAACATCGCTGAGTTGCACAAAAGAAGGAAATGATTTATACCCTTTAGCTAGAGGAATAACATTATCGATCTTTAACGAACCAGGATTTTGATATCTTGGTAAATCAGCTTGTAGGTTTCCAAATTCAATCATGGAGTTGCTGTATCAGTGCTCATTGCAAAGGCAGTACGCCCAGCATATCTTCCTTTTTCATCGTCTTGGTTAGCAGCATTAATAGATTCGTTATAAAGACTTAACCATGTTACTAATCGTTCATCGTTCATTATATAAGGTTGAGATTCGACTAATGATCCATAAAGATAAATTTGAGGATAATGAGTTAATAAAAAGTTAGTTGTGTTCGAATCTGATAAGGCGGGAATCTTTTGGAAGTAAGTTATTTTAACACTGTAAGTAGAATCGGGAATAGGAGCAAGTTTAATTGTATCTCCAATAATTGTATAAAGTTGTGGAGTACCTGAACTATCAGTTAAATTATTTAATTCAATCTCATTAGGATTAACATAGTCTAAAACAACATTAGGATTACCATCAACATAGAGTTGGACTATTTCCAAAAAGTCTGTTGGTAGGTTTAATGTAGCAGTGCCACTTACACAAGTTAAAGTTGTAGTAGTTTGCATTTTTCTTAATCGTAGATTTCTATTTAATTTAGACTCTGCTAAAGTAATAAAATCTGGAATGACTCCTGTTAAGTCAGAACGATTTAAGTAATTTGCAATACTTGTTTTAAGTTGACTGAATGTTGTTAATGCCATTATTAATCTCCTAGTAATCCTTTTGTAAATTTAAATAGTTTATCTTTTAAAGAATCAAAAACAGTTTTACCTGTGATATAATCTTTATTTTTTTCATCAATCATTCTTTTTGCTTGAGATTCTAATGATTCTAATTTGTTTCCAAGTAAACCCATTTTATCTGACTTTAATCCCTCTGACATTTCTATATATTTTTTCATCAAAGGTTTAATTTCTTTAGGTGCTTCATTATATCTTAATATACTAAGTATATTGTCTTGATATTGGTTAGAATAATCTTTATTTAATTTATCCATAACCCCCCTATGAAAAAACTCTTCAAACATAGTTCCATAAAGATATTCATTAGACTGCATATAATCTCTTAATTTAATATAATCCTCTTTTGACATATCATTCATTTTAGCAGCATTACCAACTGGATCTTTACTTCCTTGTTCTCTAAAAAGTCTTTCTGGTCTTAAAAAAAGATTTTTATCAAGAGGGTTAACATAAGCATATCCACCTTTCTCAAAACCTCTTTTTTCTCCTTCTTCTTTGACTATATCTCTACCTTCAAAATTTCTTTCTTTATAATTTTCTGGTAAATAAGAACCTGCAAAAGTACTCTTGGTAATATTAAATTCTTTACCTTTTTCATTTAACAAATTTTCGTTTAACAAATTTTGTATTAACCTATTTGGATCATAACCAAGTGCAAATACATTAGATTTTTTTAATGCCTCTTCTATAAATGGATTTTCCATACCTAATTTTTCCATAGCTCTAAAACTCATAGCTGGTTGGGTGGGTATTAAGTCTGCCATTAGATTTTCTTATCTGTTACCTTTAAATATTTATTGTCTGGATCATTTAAGAAACGAGAAAAAGCTACACGATCTTGAACTTTACCTGTCTTAGAGATAATCCCTGTTTT